AAACATTTAAATGTTTTTTCATATCCATATCCTACGTTTTAACCTCTTTAAACCAAGAAGGAAGTCCCAAATGGAGTCGTTTATCAAAAAGGTTTTGTGACGAACCTGGAGTTTTCTCATTGTTATAATGTAAAAAAACTTGTCCGCAAGATTTACCTTTAAATTTATTTCTCCAATGTTCTAGTTCACATCCACTATAAACCAACATATCTCCTTGTTTAAGATCTACTTTTATCCCTTTTGGAGCACTGGGTTTAATTAAATCTTTCTTTTCATCAACAACATTATTGCCCCCAGTAGGATCTAAATAAATAGGCCAAGGATCTCCTCCTAAAAACATAGTAGTAGATATTTCACAACTAAATCGATCTTTATGTTTTTTAAGAACATCCCCTTTTTTATAAATTCTTGCATAAGTATAAGCTGGTTGGAGTTTTAATTCTGTGGTCTTTTCCATAATCGGCTGACACTTTAACATTAAAGTTTCCATAACTATATCTGCATAACTAGAATAGGTGTCTGGTATTTGTTCATCTGCCTTTTCATAATATCCAAGTAAAGTTTCATAAGGGGAAATATATCTTTGTTTTAAACAAGTATCATAAACCTGTTTTTTCATTAAAAAATAATTGTAGATAAAAGTTGTTAAATCTTTTGAGATAACTTGTTTAATAACTACATATTTATTTTTTTTAAAATTCATAATCTAAACTTAAATATCTTTAGCCATCTCTTTAGGTATGGCCGTTATATTCCAATGGATAAATCTAAAGGGTTCTTTACCATGATCGACTGCGTACTCATGTTCCAAATATCCTGGAAATATAATTAAAGTTCCAGGATTGGGTCTAAAATGAATGACTCCAGTCCCTTGAAATACCCCTTTTAATTCTGGTTTCAGTTTTAATTTAGTAGATCTTGCACCTGTTCTTGGATCATGAAAAATAGGATAAGAAGTTTTGTCAGAACATTTTAAAAAATAAAATCCTGATACATGCTGATTCTCATGAATATGAGCTGAATGACCACCCCCACCTTTTTTAGAAAATTCTTGTACCCACATTTCAGAAAACATGGTTGTATATAGTTTCATATCGTAACCATGCTGATCTAAAAATTCCCAAGACTTTTGGCCTATATAATTTCTGAAATCTAAAAAATCATTATCCCGAGTTAATGGAGTTGAATGATAACTATTTCCAAAGTCTCCATATTTTTTAATATAATCTTTTTGAGTTTTTCTGGCTTCTTTAATATATTTATTACTAGCTTTATTTAATGATTTTACAAATTCAGGTTTATCTTCTGCCCAGACAGGAGTTTTAAAATATTCATGTATATTCATTATTTAAATGGATATCCCAAGTGCCACAGGACAAGTGAATATCTTATTCCTCTCGTTACAGGTTTAACTCTATGCCAAACAAAACTAGGAAAAACAATAATAGAACCTTTGGGCAATATTTCTGTTGCTTTTATTAAATGTTTAGCTTCATCTCTTTGTGGTGGGTCATATTGTCTAAAATCAAATTCTAGTTCTCCACCAGAATATTCCGAACCATCGGTTAATTGACAGGTCATAGATAGTTTTCTTATCTTTCTATGCGAAGGAGTTTTAGGTTGGTCATAGCCTTTTTCCCAACTATCACAATGCCAATCATAATATTGATTAAGTTTATACTTTGTAAATTGACAAGATTCTGATCTATCCCACTCAAAATTCCACCCAGCATTCTTATTAGCTTGATGAACAAAGGGGTGTATTTCCTTATAAATCCAAGTATCATCTAGCCAAACTAAATCTGAATTTCTTTTATATTTTAAATTTCTAACTTCGTCTTTATTTAAAGGTCTTTTATCTTTGCCATAACCACCTGTAAGTGCCATAGTTTCTTTTTTCTCCAAAGCATATTTAATAACTTCATCACAAAACCGAGATGTCAATGCAGATTTAAAACACCAGAAATAATTAGATAAATTCATAAGTAATCGTTTGTATAAAGTTAAGGGAATCCTTTTGATTGTTAGTAATGTAATACATTTGCGTCGAGGGAAACATGATAAATTTATTATTCGTTAAGGGCATATCCCAACTTCTTCCTACTCTTCTATTGTCATCATAGTGGATTCTAACACTACAGTCTTTAACCTTCACCCCGTATAACAAGGTGTAATCAGGAGAGTTTCTTAAATCTACAGGATCTATATTAAGTAAAGGAACGGTAGTTTCATGGGGGGAGTATATATTACCCCACGTTTTTTTATTTACTAATTGAAGATTACATTCAAGTCTAAGGTGCTCGCTGATATAGGTATTCAACTTATCCCAAGTTTTTGAGAATGAAAATTTTTTGTTATATATTTGATATTGTAAAATGTAGTGGGCTAATTCAATAGGATCTATTTGCCAATCTTTTGGCATTGAAACATCGCCATGATATAAAGCTATTTCAGATAATACTTTTTTGTCCATTAATACTTTCTTGTCACTGCACGATATATATTTATCGTATTTGGTTAAAATTGTCTATGGCGAATATGAATTTTTTGTCTTATCCCAGGACTGATCGGATTCATTCCATTTATAATGATGAGTTCCCGATTCTGCACCTAAATCTTCCGGAGCATCACCAATAGGTGAATGCCAGCAAGCGTCTGATGTATTTAAAACCCAACTTGGAAAAGGTGATTGAGGATAAAATATATTCTTATCTTTGTCCCAAATATAACCAATGCCCGCATAGTTACCTCTGAATGCTTTTGTATTATCTCCTGATTCATGTGTATTAGCGGATGTATTATATGAAGTCTGGATCCACATTTGTGCAGGCCAGTTATTGTGCTTTTCCAAATATTTTTGTCCTACTAATTCCTCTTCAACATTGTCAACGTTTAGCATATCTTTATTATCTAAAGTTAATACTGTAAGAACTTTTGAGTTATCTCCTATTTTTGCAAAGTGTGCCATAATTTTATTGATATTTGTATCTTATAATTACTATTCCTGAGCCACCATTTCCACCTGTTCCTCCTCCAGAAACGTCTGAGGTTCCTCCACCTCCACCTCCAGTATTTGCAGTTGCATCACTTGCGGCATTTGGACTTGGAGTTCTTCCAACTGCCCCTCCTCCAGTTCCACCTGTTCCAGCAGGAGTAGCTGGAGCAGCATTTCCTTTACCACCGCCACCACCTCCTGAAAAATATCTTAAAGGACTACTTGGACCAGGTGTACCCACACATGTACTTGGATTAATTCCTGTTCCGGCTCCAGCGCCCCCATTACCACCACCAAACGGATTTCCAGGTGAAGTTTCTCCAATAACGGTCGCACCACCACCACCGCCTCCTGTTGCACCACCTATTGTACTTCCGCCACCAAATCCTTGAGCTGGAGTTGTTGGAGGTGTATTTCCTGCTCCACCAGCTCCGCAACTGTTTTCTCCACCACCACCAGAACCCCCAGTTTGACCGCCCGAGCTTGGATCTCCTCTACCACCTCTGCCACCACCAGTAGAAGTAATTGTTGAAAAAACTGAATCAGCACCACTTGTCCAACCTGAAGGGGCAGTACCTTTGACACCACCTGCACCAATCGCAATTGGATATCCTTGAACTGATACTGGTTCTGCTGTAGCAGGAGCTACTCCCAAAGGAGATGCCGTATAACCTGAAGCTATACCTGGTGATTCTCTATAACCACCGCCACCGCCTCCACCGCTAACTCCATCTCCACCTCCTGTCGCTGGACCACTTCCTCCTCCAGCAACTACCATATAATCTACTGTGTCTGAACCTGACGGGTTTCCTATAGCTGAAACACAAAATGTTCCAGGTCCTGTAAATGTATGAATTTTATAATTACCAGATGTGCTTTCTGTTCCACCACCTGCTACTATAAACGCAGCAGCCTCGCCACCAGCACCAAACCCTAAAACTTGATAACCAAAAGATTTACATCTTCTTGATTCTATTTCTGTAGTGTTCTTACCTGAAGAGGTAAGATTATTTTTTAAATCTCTCATATCTAAATTCCTTATGCGTCGTTAGCTGCATCAGTAGTATAGAATATTTTAATACCGAGAACTCTTGCTACTCCAGTATAGGTATCTGTACCTGCATTTGCATCTCTATATAATTGAAAATAAGTTTGTTGGTCAACTGCAGGAGAACCCGCAATTGTTACATCACCACTTACAGCAGTAACTTGTTGATCTTCGATTGCTCCAATACCGGCATCTGTAATATCTACAGCTGTACCAAAAGCAATATCAATAGTATCATTGTCACCAATTGCTACACCTTGTAAACCAAAAATACAGTTACCTGTGTTTGTAGTACTCGGAGTCCAAAAAACTTGATAAGTCACAGTTCCTAAATTCCATGATTTAGGAAATGCCACTGAAAATTGTACAAAATCATCTGCCGTATCTGCAAAATCCATTACTTTCATATCAGGTCTTAAAGCTGTTGTTTCAATTTGATTGGCTTCTGCTGGATTAGTTGTAGTTACATACATTGCTGAAGCGGGAACCCACATAGTTTCTAAGCCTGCAATCTTAATTGCAGCTGTACCCGATTTAAGAACTCCTGTTCCTTTAGGGTTTATATTTATACCAACATTAGTTTCACTACTTGTTGTTGAAAGAGTTGGTCCTGAAACTCCTGTAGCCGCATTAGCTAAAGTAAATTCACTAACTGCAGATCCTGTAGCTGTTAAATTAAGTAATTCATTTCCGCCAGTATCTAAAATGTTTGTTCCAATTTTAGGACTTGTTAAAGTTTTGTTTGTTAAAGTTTGTGTTCCTGTAAGAGTTACATCACCTGCTGCAGTTGAGAAACCTGTATCATAAACACCAGTGTTTGTTGCTACACCATCAAAATAAACTAGCTTCCAATCTTTGGAACCTGTTGCCCAAGTAACAGTTGCACCTGAACCTGAAGCTGCTTTTAATTGAACCGTGTAAG